ATCGTATTGGCGTCACGGCCAGGACAGTCCAGAGATGGCTTAGCGGACAGCACCCGATACCCAAGTGGCTTGACTTGATCAAATGACAATTAACCCCATCGGATACGTCCGATGGGGTTTTTATTTGGCGATTATTCCGGCGATTTATTCCGGCGATTTATGGCGATTTATGGCGATTTATTTCGGCGATTTATTTTGGCGATTTATGGCGATTTATCTGGCGACCTGAGCCTTGGCCTCGACCGTCCCGTAGATCGTCAAGATATCATTCCAATCTGCACCCTTTGGCTTTGGGATGCAGACCTCGACCGACTCATATTGATTTGACTTCATTAAACTGTGAGCCAAGCGGTAAGCGGACAGTTGACCCGCAAAGCCCTTGTCGTTGTCCCCAAACACCCAAACCTTCTTAATCACGGTCGGCGGCTTCCATTTCTCCATCCCGACCGCACTCACGGACGACCATGTTGGAATGCCAAAGATTATGTACGCGCTGATTGCCGTCTCGATGCCTTCAGCTATCCCGATTTCTTCCTCAAACGGGGACAACCTGATTGCGGAGCCTTCAGGCATCTTTCCGATTAGCATCTTGTTCTTTTCCAGATTGGCCTTGCTACCATCGTCATTCAGGTATGTACGGTGAATGGCAACGGGGCGATTATCGTAATCCGTCACCTTGGCGACCATCGCTTGCAAATTGCCATTCGTCTCGGCATTCCAAAGAGCCGGATGATAGTGCAATGTCTTGGGCGGCGTCAGCATCCCCGTCCTTGTGTGTATGTATTTCCCCGCCGCATCACCCTCTACAATCGGACGGCTTTTCTGCCACGTCTCATTGAGCATCCTTTTTTGCTCTTTGTCGTCCATCTCTGGCTGAACAGTCATTTGTGCAATCCTCCCTACTATCTTGCGTACTTCACCCATCGCTCTTGATTGCGACCACCCTTTCCAAGCGGATAGAAGCTTGAACCCAGTACCGGAGCCGCAACCTCGGCAAATGTACGTTCCAAGCCCTTGCTTGTCGTCAAACATGAAGCGATCAACGCCACCGCACATTGGACAAGCCACGCTCTTCTTTACGCGGACTTCCAGACCAAAGTGGGCGAGCAATCCAACCCATCGACCACGGGCGTCCTCGACAATGCTACCGTTCAATGGAACACTCCCATGCTCTTGTTTTGTGCCGCCTTTTTCTTGATCCAAGTGTGTTTAACCCAGTTAATCGTCTTAGTTGTAGGTATTGCAGGGCTATGAACAAACTTTTTATCGGGCTTGTCTTTATATTTTGATATGTAGGTATGGTAGACCCAACCCGACTTGTACCCCCGCTCTTGTGCCATCCCGATAAGTTCACGATAGAAATTCTCTCTTTCCTCAAACGGAGATGCAACATCAAAATATGACTTTGTTTTTCCCCTGCCTCTGACCTCATTGAGGACGCCATCAGCGACAAACACATTTGACTTTGGTTTGGATTCAAACCCGCAATTAGGGCATACCCTTGTACGCGGCGGCTTTAGGTAAGTGCAGGACGGGCATTCTTTAGGAAGCAGCTCGTCGTCCTTTTTCTTTGCCCCGCCACCAACCTTCTTCTTGCCATTATCAAGGTCGGTATGGTGAATGTCAGTGACAAACCCCAGACGGGCAGTGGTGTCGGAATGATCAAGGATAAGGCAATCAGTCTTGCCTTCCGATATTCTCAGGCCACGTCCGACAATCTGGCAATACAGCATCTCGCTCTTGGTCGGTCGTGCAAGTATCAAACAAGATACAAACGGCAGATCAACACCCGTTGTCATTACGCCCACGTTGCAAATGATCTTGTAATCGCCATTGCGGAATTGCTTTGCCAGATCGTCGCGCTCATCGAGCGGAGTTTCTCCATCAACATAGGCGGCGTTTATCCCTGCACGGTTAAACTCGTCACAGATATTGGCGGCGTGGGCGCGATTAACCGCAAAGCACAATGTCGGCCTGTCTTGACCTAATTCAATCCACGTCTTCACTAAGTCAGCAGTGATCTTTTTTTGGTTCATGGCTGTCTCAAGCCCTGCCAGATCGTAATCCCCTGCAACCGTCTTAACCCCCGTTAAGTCCGGCTTGGACGGGGCAAACACTCTGAACGGAGACAGGTATCCCTTGTCGATCAGTTCCTGCGTTGTCGTCGCCACAACCAATCCCTGATACAGCTTCCCCAAACCTTTCGTCCAAGGTGTCGCGGACAGTCCTATTATCGGCACGTTTGACCATGCAGGGTCGTCAAACCACTTCTTGTAGGTATCGTAAACAACATGAGCCTCGTCCACGATGACAATGTGAGCCTCTGGTATTTTGCGTCTCGCAAGCGTTTGGATTGAGCAGACTTGCACGGGCTGATTAGCATCGCTCATCCAATGCTGTCCCTGCATGACGCCGACATCGGTAATGCCATCGCGCTCAAAACTATCAATCGTTTGGGTAATCAGGCTGAGAGCGGGGACGGTAAAGATTGCCTTCCTCTCCTTGCCAAGAGCGGAGCGGATGATTGCACCCGCGATTGCAGTCTTCCCGCCTCCCGTAGGGCATTGCAGGACTATCCTGCGCTTCCCTGCCGCCAGTTCTGCGCGGAGTTTTGATATGGCCTCTGCCTGATAGTCTCTGAGTTCATGCGCTGACATCAGAAATCCTCGTATCTCTTTGGGCCACATCCAAGTTTTTTGAGCAGGACGTGAACCCTCGCACCACTTATCCCGTGCTTGATTGCAATATCCTTCTTGCGCATCCCAGACTTATAATCATTCACCATCTCTTCATCGCGGTTTTTCTTGCTATGCAGAACAACATCCCACGATATTTTTCCGGCAGCTGCACGGGATACGGATTTTGATGTTTCTTCAATTTTGATATCCTTGCTCTTAATCATTTCCGACAATCCGATAACGACATGGACACTTTGATGGAGCAGATACAAAGCCCTGCTAACAAAGGCATCGTTGAACGGCGGTTTCTGGTTGGTAAGTTCTCTCACTTCCTTGAGGAAGTATTCCATTCCTGAGTTCATTTGCTTATTCTCCTTGGATTAACGCCATGCCGATCAAGCGCGGCTTTCAACCCATCGCCTGTAAGGCCCATGTTGAATGCCGCCCTCTTCATTGATAAACCATTGTTCAAATGATCCACAGCATCCTTGAGACGCTCTTCAGTCCATTTGCCTCTGGGATGAACGAGTGGCTCGCGTACCCATGCTTGTCTCCCCTTTTTCCTTCCCTTTTTGATTTTTTTAGTGGCGTTTTCCTGCAAAGCACTGACCAAATCAAATGCTGATGCAAACATTTTGTAATACGCTCTTTCCACAGCGTTTCTCTCTGCTTCCGGCTTAGTTGACGCCCTGTACGCGATAAACAACGGCTGTCGCTTTTCTTCCTCGGTCATATTCTCTTCTGCGGCGGCTATGAACGCTTTGTCGTCAAACACCGCTAAAATACTTGCCCTCCTCTCGTTCCAAATTTTATCAAATTTCGCGTGGAGTTCTGGTTCATGTTCCCATACTTTTTTGTTGTTTAGTGAATGTTCCGGTATCGCCTCATCCAAAATTTTATCAACTAAATCCTTGTATTCTGCGTTTATCCCTGTTTTTTTTACCATAAAATCCTCCATTTCCAATTTAGTCACAATTCCGCTTCCGCTATCCCCCTGTCCTGTGGAGCATTCACTTGCTCTAACAGGCCAGATGCGGACTGAGGGAGGGTTTTGAGCCACTGTATACCCGCACATACCCGTCAAGCTCGGTGGGCCAGTCCGTCCCCCTTGCTGAAGTTACAGCAATCATTGGGGTGTCTATGTGTGCAGCTTTCCCCTAGTTAACCCAACATCGGGGGCGTCGGAATATCCCACCGCCTCCAGTGGGGAAAAAACCGCCAGCAGTCCATCCGGTTTGAAACTCCGGCTCGTCGCCATTCTTTTTATGGGGGAATAGTCAAAGCCCCATTGAACCTGAGTACACAAACTGCTCAGTCGATTGTACCAATCGGGCAGTTTGGTATAATCGTTTCAATGGGAGAGTTTCAAACGGGGTTGTCAAAATGCCTACACGCATTTATAACTTTCTCGTCTGAACCGTTTCTCTGCCAAGTGAAACTGTCGGTTCAGATGGGCCTCGGTTTGGGATATCCTACCGAGGCCATCTTTTTTTAGGATACAACTTACTTACTCGTTGTCAATAGCAACTTGCACGGTTTCACTGGTGAGGTACGATACCCAAAGTGAAATCCAGAACCATGCCTTGTATTGCCTCCACCATGTTGAGAAATGCAGAAACTTAACATGACTTCACAATCGCCCGTTGTTGCTGCGGCTGCGGGGGACCACCTTCACTTTGGTAGATCAGAAGGGAATTTCGTCGTCCAAGTCCGGCGACGACGACGAATTCCCTGATTGCGATTTAGCCTCTTTAGGTTTGAATGCCAGAGAGTAGAAACTACTGCCGTCCTTCTCTTTTTTCCACCCAGATACCCAATACTCGACGCCATCAACAGTTGCCTGACCTTGAATGTCAGGGTGTTTATCTAATTCTTTCCGTTTGTTCTTGCCGATAATCCCGCTATTGTCGTAAGCCATTAGTATTCTCCCTCTTCACAATCGTCCACAATGGACAAAATAACCGCGATTATTAACCCCATTACCTCTTTGCGTACTTTACGATCAGGGCTGTTAACATCTTTACAGGCTTCAAGTACTGTCAAAAGAACTTTCCGCAACTTAACGATCTCGGCGGCAGCCTCAAACGCGACAGGGCTAATCACTGGCCCATCCATGATAAATACTTCTGGCGACCGCAACCGTTCAACAATATCCATCACTGTACCCTTCTGCTGTTCAACACCTTTTGTGCAATGGCCCGACCACGATCTGCCGTCCACTTGCCGGATGCAAGTCGTTCCAAAGCATCCTTGAACGCTGCATGATCTAATTCGTACTTCAACGCTTCCTTGTAGCGTTCATGCCATTCTGAAGCCTGTGTCTGCCAATATTCCGCTGGTATCATTTCTTTATAGTCTTCCATCACTCTTTCTCCTTCAGTGCTTCACGGGCTATTTCCTGCATGGTGTCCCCGTCTTCATACGGATTTATAATGTTGGCGATATCAGCCAACGCTTCCCGCAACCGCTCATTCTCCGCTTTTAATTTGTTGTAATTAAAATAAATATTAATTGTCCCAATGGCATCCATCACTCTTTCTCCTTGAGTGCGGCGTACGCAAGAGCCTGACCATGGCCCGAGCCTTCCTCTGCAATTTGTTGCAGGACTTGCTTCAACCTATTGATCTCTTCTACAAATTTGTCCATCCATTCAAACGCTAGTTGTTTGTCTTTCCTCAGTTGCTCGATCTCGTCGGCTGCCTCGGCACATAACTCACCTTCATAGTTCCAACTTATTTCAACGGTTTTTAGTCGCTCAACTATGTCCATCACTCTTCCTCCCAATATTTGCTTTCCCAACCTTCATTCCAGTAACCCCGTCTTGGGTCATCTGGAGGCCAAGGATTAGCGTCTATAAGATACCCATCCCTAAATGCCATCCTGCCTTCTGCCCGTGTTGTGTCTGGGTGGGCAACGAGGTCGAGAAAAGCATCTAACGACATCTTCATTGTGCTGTCAGTCATCTGATAATCACCTTGATCTTGATACCGTGAAACAACTCCGCTGCCTTCTTCCTGAGACGGTACGCGGCATCCTTTGCCGTCCCTGTAGACTTTAACTCCTCAATGATCCGTTCACCCTTTAGCGTGTAGGCAAAGTCTGCCGTGTAGGTGCAGTAGTGTTGGTCATTGATAGAAACACGGAACTCAGGTTGCAGTTCAAGATCAGAGATTTCTTTGGCCCTGACCCACAGCTTGAGTTCCGCATATCGCTTCATCTCCTTCTTGGACGCAAACGCAATACCATCTAGCGTCCTCTCGTCGATTGGCGACACTGCAAATCTATTTTTATTTTTTATCAACGTCAAGCCCCCTTGCAATATTATTTTTTTGGGTTATGTTTCTGTTGTCAAACAACGCCACAGGGAGATTAGGAATGGCAACATCGTTTTTCAATGACATTGAAGACTTCAGTATTACCTTCACATATTCTGATCAGGCAAACAAGACTGCAATGCACATTCTGATCAACACTGCACCTCGGATTGAGGGCCAAGCAGTGTCTCATGAAGAGGCTGTTCTCATGTATCGTGGGACACCTTCTCAGCTGCGTGAGAAGCTCGACGCCGAGCTTAAACACTTCATGGCTGCAAATGTATGAGGACTACATCACAGGTCATGAATGGGGATGGATATTCATGGCCTGTTGGGTGTCTGGGACTCTGCTTATCTACTTTGCATTCTTGCAGGTTCGGAAGTGGAGAAAGAAAGACAATGATCCATATCGTGATGAAGACAACTTTGGGAGACACTAATGAGCATACTCGATAAACTTGGTCTGACGCCTGAGCAGAAGGCATTCAGACGCAATAGCCTTGGCGGCTCAGATGCCAATATCATCATGTCCGGCAACGATGAGAGAATACTTCAGCTGTGGAAGGAAAAGAGCGGCAAGGCAGAGGGTGAAGACCTGTCTGAAGTTCTTCAGGTCATGCTTGGCTCATTCACCGAGTCATTCAACCGTGCATGGTACGAGAAGAAGCATAAAAAGACCGTCACAAATGTAGGCGACCAGATGATCTGTCTGGATTATCCATTCATGGCCTGTACGCTTGATGGAATGGTAGCTGGTGGCGTGTGGGAAGCAAAGCACGTCTCAGCCTTTGCCAAGGAAGATGAAATCCTTGAGAAGTATATGCCACAGCTGACCCATAACATGATTGTCTGTGGGGTTAATTTTGCTATTCTTTCAGTCATCTTTGGCAATCACAAGCATGAGACATACGGTGTTTCTTTTGACTCTGATTATGCTGCAAAGCTGATTGCCGCCGAGGAAAACTTCTGGAACTGCATCCATAACGATATTCAACCAGTTATCGTACATACAAAATATCAAGGCCCAGTCGAGCGTAAGGTTGATATGTCGGGGAACAACAGTTGGAGCGCAGCTGCCGCTGACTTCCTTGGCTCCCTTGACCTAGCAAAGCAACATGACAAGGCTAAGTCCATACTGAAAGAATTGGTTGAGGACGATGTTGTCGAGGCTTCCGGCCACGGCATTATCGCAAAACGATCAAAGACTGGCGCTATAACCATAAAGGAAACCAAATGAAGACCTCAGAACAGATCAATGAAATCGCGACCGCTCTTGCCAAGGCACAGGGTGAGGTTGCAAATCCTGTTTTCAACAAGACCAACCCGCACTTCAAATCATCCTACGCAGACCTGTCGTCTGTCCTGAATGCTGTGCGTCCAGTGCTATCCAAGAACAATATCTCGATCATGCAGATGACTAACTTAGAAGAAGCCGGAGTTGTTCTCTACACGCGCTTAACCCATGCCAGTGGGCAGTGGATTGAGTCGGCTTATCCAGTGACAGCATCTGGGAAGCATCAAGAGATTGCAGCTGCCTTGACCTATGCCAAGCGACTAAGTTTGTCGGCAATTGTCGGCGTTGCAGGAGAAGACGATGACGACGGCAACGAGGCTAACAAGGCTCCTGTCGCCGCCAAAGCAACTCCCAAAGCACCGCCTCTTCCAAAGATGAGCGTAGCAGACAGCAACAAGACCATGAACGATATGCTTCTTGATCTTGATGGCTGTACAACCAAAGAAAACCTTCAAGAGTGGGCGCAACGCAATTCCAAGAAGAAGGGTGAACTCTGGGAAGAGCATCAAGAAAAAATCACTCAAGAGTTCCAAAAGTCTCAAACCCGTATCAGGGAAGCCGCTCAATGAGCGTCCCGACACTCATCATGCGACGGAGCGGGGACAAGCTAGTCCCCGTTACGGAGTGGGATAGGGAGCATTTGCTTGAAATCCCTGAAGGGAAAGACCTGTCGGTCAAGACATCACGGTCGCGCAGTTCCAAGCAACACAGATTATTTTGGTCGTTAATGAAAATAGTTGTGGATAACCATCCCTACTATTTAAGGCCGGAACAGTTGGTTGAATGGCTCAAAGTGCGGCTTGGATACGTTGAAGAAGTCATGTTCCATGATGGGGGAATGATGACAAAGGTATCATCCATATCGTTCTCTTCTATGGGGCAGGATGATTTTCAAAAGTTCTTTAATCTGGCTCTGCACGTCATCATATCCGAGGTTGCCCCGATTGATCGGGAACAGCTTCTTAGAGAGGTTGAGGCTGTTTTAGGGGAGAAAATGGAGTCATGGGTAGTGCAGCAATGACAAAAGGTTGGACTAAGGAAGAACTCGATATCGTTGTCCGCATGGCAAACGACGGCAGGTCTGCATCTCAGATTGCTATTGTTTTGAAAACTGGGAGAACGCGCAATGCTGTTATCGGCGTCATCAATCGACGCAAGATATCCTTGCAGATCAAACGCCCACAACCGCCTCCGAGAAAGCCAAGGAAGACTGTTGTTCTTAGCATTGTGAATGTCAGGGTTCCTCGTAGCAATCCTGAGCCTCCAATGGCTGTGGCGGCGGTAGAGAAGTTTGTCGCCCCGCTGAAGCGTCCAGACGTGGAGTATGGGCCTACTCTCTTTACTGAAACTGAACGTGACCAATGCAGGTTCATCATTGGGAGGAAAGACCACGACTCCATCGTTTGTGGAGAGCCAGTCTTCAAGAGAAGTTGGTGCAAGCATCATTACAAAATTGTTTATGTCCCGCCTGAAAGGAGAGCTAAATGACTATTGAAGTAATATTGACGCCTCACGATCTTTCCATCTGCCGTATGCTTGGAAACATGAGAACGATGGTCGCCCGTGGTGCGGCTGTAAAAGACACGCAGATGGGCAAGCAAGACCCGTTAGACATTGATGAGAATGGAGTGATCGGAGAGTATGCTTTTTGCAAACACTGGAACATCTTCTTTGACCCGACTGCTTACCCCAGAAGCGGAAGCCCAGACTGCATACTTCACAATCGTCGTTTTGATATAAAAACAACGACGTATGAAAATGGCCGACTGACCGCGACGTTAAAAAGAAATAGTGACATTGATTGCTACGCCTTGGCAATTTTGAAAAATGACAAAGTCATATTTCCCGGATGGGTTTTTGCTGACGAATTATGCACAGAAAAAAACATTATTAATTTGGGGCATGGCGATGGGTATGCTTTGGAGCAATCTGCATTTACGGCGTGGAAGCAATGATTGAGGACATGGGAACCACTAAACGTGGAGGTCTATCAACGAGGAGAAAGCTAAAGATATGGGAACGAGAATCAGGAAAGTGCGCGATCTGCTCCGCAAAGCTAATGGCGGGTCAGTTCATATACGAGCATATGAGGGCGTTGGAACTGGGGGGGACGGACACGGACGAGAACATCAGGCTGACTTGCCTGACTTGTGCAAAGGAGAAGACCAAGAAGGACCATCAGATTACGGCCAAGGCCAAATCCCAAAAATCGTCATATTTGGGCCTAAAGACCGTCAAAGCACCGCTACCTTGCGGGAAGAAGTCAAAGTGGAAGAAGAAACTGAACGGACAAGTAGTCCTAAGAGGAGAATGATTATGAATAGAAGTGATTTGCGTCATGCACTGGACAGCACAACAGCAGCCTTTGCAATCATAGATGAAACGTATGGGTTTGCAGACCTTTTGAATAAAACAAAAGACCTAGCGACTATCAGGCTCGGCACAGAAGTCGATGACCGTATGATTGGCATCATCATGGCGGCGTTTGCAGATGCCAAGTACAGCATCCTGCCAGAGCGCATGGACGCCTATCGTGAGTCGGCAATGTGGATGGCTGTCGTTGCTAACAGCTTGGACGACAAGGGCAATCAAATGCCTCGCATACACAAGGGACTTGAGGCGGCGATGCTTGGAATAACCAATGAAGCCAATGAGGAAACTGGCGATGAGTAAGTACAGCAAGGCAGTAGACGCTATCCTGAGTCGAGATTTGCACTACGGCATAATGATTGACTACATGAGGATCGCCAAGAACATTGGCAGCAAGAAGTTCATGTCTACAGACGAAGAACTTATTGAAGCCCTCAAGTGCAAGAACAAGTCTCTATCGTCTTTGAAACTTGGGACACTATGGAACCTTGGGCTTGTGACAAGGGAGCCAAAGCCATCCAATGTTAAACACAAAGGTAGGTTAGGCTTTATCTATACGATCAATTGGATTGAGTAATAAATTGCCCCCAGACCATAAATCTGGGGGCTTTTTTTATTGCCCAAACAACAGCATCAATGGGGACTCAGGCGGGGGCTTAATCTTTTCATTAATTTCCCGCATCGTTTTCATTTTTTTATCAATCATCTTTTGAGTAAGAGGAGCGATTTTGTCTTCCTTCATATCATCAGGGATTTTGCTGTTATTCTTGATGTCGTCGATCTGGTTCTTAAGAGAATCAAGTTCTTTTTCTGATTTTTTCAAAATGCCCGGAACGCTACCCCTTTGGGTTTGAATTTCTTTCCCACGAAGGTTCACGTCAAGTTTTTCTGCAAGCCTAAACGCCGTCTCCTTTGCTTCAGCATCTTTGTTATTCTTTACATAATGCTGATAGGCATTGCTCATCTGACGTTCCATAGCGGTCACTTCAGATTTGGTTTCAAAATACTTGTTGTCAGATATCTTATCTGTGTTTGTCAGGAACCTGCGGAAAAATGGCATTTTCTGATAAGGAGTGTCTATTCCTTCCCATGTGTTCTCAAGGGCTTTATAGCCGCCCTTTACAAACGACCCTATGCCTTGTGTCAAGTTCTGCGCCCAGTAATCAATAGTCCCCGGATAGATATCCAACCAACCCTTGTTATAGGCATCACCATTAGTCGCACGGCTCAACCAATCCGCAATGCTTTTGCTTTCATCGCTTGTTGAAGGGAACGCTTCTTGGGCGGCGGGGAAATTCTCCTGACCCGGATATACTTCCGGATGAATTTTCTGCCCCTTCCAATCACGGTTAACAGATGTTTCAACAAGCTGTTGAAACCCAAATGGAAGGATTGAATGCACCATTGAGCCATTGCCTAATGGATTGAATGAGTCAGTCCAAGACGTAACCATATTTACAGCAGCATTGATTGGCTCGATTTGCCCAAATGATACTGCAACCAAGTTGTCTGCCATAACAGCAATAGGGTTCAATATGAATCCGTAAGGAATTTTGTAGTAATTTCCTTCAGAATTTGTAAACGGAAGAATCAAATGGGTAAGGCGTTCATAACCCTTAACCTGTGTAAAGTACTTCTTCTTGCCGGGTTCATTCTCATCGTCTTCAGACATAAAGAATGCCATCAAAGAGTTAAGCAAACACGCGGCAAACAAAGCTGCAAGCAATTGCCTGCCTCTCTTGCCTCCTTTATAAAGCCTAACCATGCTTCTGATGCCACCAATTCTGGCAGCAAGGAATGGCTTCAATGCGTTTATCCAAGGCATCCATGCACCCTTGGCACGAAAATCAACTGTCGCTCTACGAGACAGCTGAGCGGCTTTGGCAGTGGTGTATCCATTTTTGCGAGCCGCACGATATACAGCAAATCTAATCGTATCTTCAAACAGCTGATTAACTTTTTCCATTGCTTCAAGAGTGGTAAGACCACCCTTTTTAAGCAATCGCACCATTTCTTCAGGGTTGCTGTCTTTTACTTTGAAGGCTTCACGCATGGCGTCGTTAATTTTTTCTTGCGCTCTTTCAATAGTCTCAAACCCACCAAAGTCCATCTTGCCGCCAGAAAGAATCCATTCATTATAAATAGACTTTTCTTGATTGGACAATGTTTGACCAGTCACCACTTTAAAAATAGTTTTAGCTGAACTGGAAAACTCTTTAACAAACTCCGTGTTTAATCCTTTTTTGCTGCCATACATATTGATCATGGCATCTTGGATATCGCGTGGGAAGTTGACCAAGAAGAAGTCTGGAACCCATGTTGTGTTGATCTTTGACATAAAACGTCCAACTGTCATTATGTGTTTCATAACTTCAGTTGTGTTCTCATTCATATTCTTTAGAGCTTTAACAAGCCTAACCATGTTTGGGTTATCATCGTTAAAGACAATGTAATGCTGCTTGCCATCAATCTTTACAGGCAATGATACATCTAAGTTCAACATACCAAAGTCAGGAACTTCAACAACTGTTCCATCAGACGCCAAAATACGGCGTTTAGGAACATTAAAAGGGTTCATAATTTTAGCAAGCTCTTCATTTGGGTTGTTCTTGACCAACTCATAAAGAGCCTTATCAACTTTTGCCTTCTCAGCCCTAACAATACCGTCCATCCGTTTCTGGATAGCGTTTATGAGAGGATTGCGGGCGCGAGACTTACGACCAGTTGCACTCTTGAATTCTTTACCGCGTAAAGAAAACCCGCGCCCAACCTGTGGAGGTGCGCTATTTGGTTGCGCTTCATCTTCCGCAAACCCAGTCAGCGGAACATAATACTGATAACCTTTTGTGTATTGGTCGTACTGCTCTGAAGTGAGCAAACCAGCGTTGAAACGATCCCGGAGGTCGCGCTTTAGCATTGGATAGACAAACCTGTTTGCCAACAAATTCATTGTATTAAATGTTCCATCGCGACGGAATTCGTCAAGAATCCTGTCTGCCTCGTCCGTTTTCATGCCGGAGCCACCAACGGGGAACTTAATAGCATCTCGCTTTGCCATCTCTGCGTTACGCTCTTCTGCATGACGAGCGTACAAGAACTCAGAAAAATCAGTGTCAGCGATTTTATTTTCCTGAAGTGCTTTGAGAAGCGGCTTTACCTCTGAATCCCATGCAACCTTTTGACGGTTGATTGCACGATCATTGTAAAGCTGGAGTGCTAGATAAGCATCCATGCTTTCCGGCAACGGAGAGCCACGGAATTCCTCAATAACTTTTTGAACCTCACGCAAGTCATTGTATTTCTCAACAAGACCGTAAAGAAGTTCTTTGCCAAAGTTAGAGCTTGGCATTTCAAAGTTTGTGCTTTGAGGGGCAGCGTTCCTTCTCCGGCCCATTGCCATGAAAGACAGCTTCAATTCTGGCAGTCCAATCCTAGACGCCATATCCTCTGCCGTTTGCTCAATGCGGTCGCTCATTGATCCAAAATAGAAATCAGTGAAGACCGTGCTTGCATCACGGAAGCCCATAAACTTTTTGACTGCATTGCGGAACCTCTTCCACATGAGCCATCCCTTGTGGAATGTTTCATAGGTAGAGCGAGACAGAGAACCTTCTGGCAATTTAATGCCAGCATCCATCATCGCACCAAACATACCCATAGCGTATGCGTCTTGCTCACCTATTGGGAGAGAAAGGATTTTCTCAGGCGTAACGCCATAGAACTTGGCAACGGCAACAGCATTTCTTTCGCGGTTCTTTTCCAAAGAAGACCGCTCATCACTGGTTAAGAACTTGTCAATGACGTGCCATGCTTCATGGTAGACAGCATCTCCCGGAGAAGCGCCGCTCTCAAGGTCAGTAGCCAAGTAAATAATGCCAGCAACATCGTCATATGCTCCAGCAGCATTGCCTTTGGCAACGCCACCAGACCGTTCTGCGGCTGTTGCATCTTCCATGCTGATTGTGTTCATGAACTCGACGCCAGCCTTGTCTCCGACTAGACGCTCAACAATACCACGCAGTTCATCATACAATGGCTGGGCATCGGCTTTAGCCTTTGGCTCCAGTTGTTGCATTGCAGCATATTGTGCAGCTGGTTTCTTACCTTCAACTTCAAACCGAGCGCCAAGTTTAATCAAACGATCAAATACCGCTTCAAACTTTTCACTGCTTTTACTTATCGAGGCTTCCATTGCCGACCTGCCGGATGAAGTAAAATCAGTTCCCAACATTTCAAGTAGGGTTCTATCAAGATAGTATTTGCCACCTTTGTTTTTAGCTTTTGGAACAACAATTTTAACCAAATTATTCCAAGTATTAACATTAATCATAACATCTTGTGTTGGAGTAACCAAAGTTGTGGGAAGTTTATCACCTTGAAAAAAGTGATCTCTAAATTCTTTGCCTGTTTTTAGAATAACTTTAGACGAGCCAAAGGCTTGATCAAGCGTCTTAACACCGACAGGGAGCATGATGCCTTGCTTCAATTCACCATCATCTGTCGTGAAGTTAATGATTGTCCCTTTGCCATTGATCAAATCAAACCCGGCAAGGATATTACCCGTAGCTATAACGCGCTTGTCACGAATATCTGATTTAGCAAGATCGTTAAAAATTTTGACAGTCATTTTCTCTTCATCAGCCCAACTTGGATTGCTGATAACAGTTCTTTGACCATATTCACCATCAATCTGAAGTTGGGAAAACGGCATTGTTAACATTGGCTGTGCTGACGGAAGAGCAAATGTTACTCGCCAATCTCCAAGAGCAAGCGGGTTTTTAGTTTTGCCACCACGGGCAACACTAACAACCAAGCCAACACTTGTTTCCCCATTAGGCCCAGTTACACGAACGCGCCGACCGGGAACCAGCATATCTGATGCGACGTTAAACGCAGAACGGATAGCCCAGAGACGGTCGCTTTCCTTAGTTTGTTTATTGGATTCTGTCTCATCAAGGATTGCTCTTTCATAGAGTTTAAAATCCTTCACAGCCTCGGAATAAAAATTTTGCGATTTATCTCGCAGAAGCTTGCTTATTCTAAGGTATTTTAAAGCCTCGATATCATCTGGTGGAATTTCCTTAATGTCATTGGCATCGACAACTTTATCTATCGCATCTCGCATAGATATTGGCTTGCCTTGACGTTTTACGTCATAATGTCCGTAGACAACAGGTTTTGTAAATGGGCTATCCCCTTCACCTGCTTGCGCTACTTTTTCTTCAATTAATTTTGCGTCAAGATCGAGAGTTTTGGCTTCAAGAGTATTAACCCCTTGAGCTTCAAGTTGTTCCATTAAATCTTTATAACGAGCTTCAAGCTCGACATAAATTTCTTCCTGTTCTTTAAGACGCAATAGAACAAGACGACCCGTTAGCTTCCGCATTAAATCAAAGTTATCAGCTTTGCTATCTTTTCTATCCACACTAATTTCTACATTAAGGCGATCTTGTAATTCAGGATTATCTTCCATGAAAGCAACTGCTACCTGATCACCATATTCATTCATAAAGTCTGGAGCATTTTCAGCTGACAATGCTCCTTTACGAGCGCCAGTTGTATTGGCGGCAAGTGAGGCCATTTTTTTGGACAACACGGCAGCCGGACGTTTTTCAGCCGGGATATTGGCAATCATCTGAATGTATTCAGGCAGCACAACTTGGCCCGTCCGGTGAACACGGCCAAGCATCTGCATATGCGTATCAATATTGGCTTCCGGTTGGACAAGAATCATTTGGCGTTTTTGTTGATTTTTGAACTTTTCACTTGCGTGGATTGAAAGACCAGTCGCCCCCGCTTGGTTTAAGACGATAACGTCCATATCAAGGTTGTTGAAAGCATTGATCGTATTACGACGACCCTTGACGTTTAATTCTGAAGCTGGGCGAGAAGAAAGAACTGGTTTTTTACCAGAGTAATCAATGGTTAAACCACGGCCAGTTATTTCTCCAACCTTATATCCTTTCTTCTGAAGTTCATTTTTCATGTAGTCGATTGGAGATATTGGAAGTTTTGAAAGGTCTAAATTAGAAATGTAATCTTTGATGGCGTGAAACATTCTAACGCCACCTTCTCCAAGTTGTTCATTTGTTAATAAAACTTTTTCAGCTTTTTCACCTTTGAACATAAATGGTCTTTTTATTGTGATATATCTGTTGCGTTCTAAATAACGCATCAAAAGATCGTTAAAATCCATATCAATTATGTCACCATTTTCTAATGGTTTAATTTTTATAGACCCTGTACTTGAACGTACAAACTCTGTTGAATTTGCATCTCCTTGTTCTTGAATTTCTTTTAAAAACGCTCCCATTGTATTGGCAACGGTGAGAACTGGTTTCTTGCCGTTTTTAAGAGATTCTATAGCCAAATCTACAGCTGGCTTAACTTTCATGGCTAAGAGCATTTGGCTTACAATGTTGTGCATAAGAGCAGTAAAGTTAATAGATTCAGCCCCAGCTCCACCTGTTGAACTATCTGGCGATATAGATTTAGCTTCTGCTTTAATATCTTTTGAAATTTCACTTGTAATGTTAGCAACATAGTCAGAGAACCTTTGAATTTGTGATAAAGCATCACAAAAATCATCATAGGTTTTTAAATCAACACTTACTTCACGGGCATCATACGTTACACCAGCAAACGACCGTTCACGCCGGATGTACTGCCCAGCATCCGCAAGCATGGATGCAACAACTTGCTGCATCGGGATGCCACCATTTTGGATAGCTTCTGCTAGAGCTTCAGGGCTACTAACCGCTTTGCTCATATCGGTCTTGTAATAAAGGTCCATAACGTCTGGACGCTTGGCATACGTTGCCGACGAGTAAAAAACAGCCTTAGCCTCTCCAACTAAATTGCGGACAAATTGAGCGCGGCTCATTCCTTCATCATTATCTGCATTAGCTGAGCCGCCAGCATTATGACTTTCATCCAGAATTAATAAAGATTTAGAAGCAATAGCTTCTAAGAAAGTTTGACGCTCTGTTTGTTTTCCCTTAACCGTTTGCATCTGGTTATAAGTTGTAAAAACAATATTGTAATCCCCAATGCTACCTTGGGTTGCAAGCTGTTTAAGAAGATCATTATGTTTAGCACCCGTCTTCAGGGTAACTTCACCATCCTCATCTAATGGGACAGACTCATTTGAGTTGGTCATTAAAATTCTTGGGTTTTTGCCGCCCAAGATATCTTGAATGCCAATATCATTCATATCACGATACATATCGCCATAAAGGTTTGGCTTTTCTGTTGTGAAAATTGGGATCATCTTATTCTTCAACGCATACCGGATAACACCCGCATTAACGCGACCTTTACCAATGCCTGTTTGATCTCCAATGATAAAGCCAGCGCCCTTTTCAAAATTGTCAATGGCCATGCCAAGGGCATCAACTTGCTCAGCAGAAAAGTATTTTGCAAGGTCATCAATCTTGTAGCCTAATTTTTCAGCAACAAATTTATCAATGCTACCATGTTTAGTTTCTATTTTATTCAAAGCATTTTGAGTCGCTGTTTTCATATTAATTGGAACAAGTGTTCCCAAGCCTTGAGTCTTGGTAGACTTAGGTTCATATGAAACTTGTCCAGCAGTTTCTTGTTCACGCTGTTTTGGTTCTATTTTTTTTGTTGGTAATTCTTCCGGCTGTGAAGGAGGGGTTACAGATTCCTCTGTTGTAGTACTTTTATTTAATCCTGATTCCCCATCAGGAGCCAACTGATCGAGTCGCTTGGTGTTTCCCCGTTCAGTGCTTGTTTCAGGCTCTGATGGTTTAACACTTGATCCAAGTTGGGGTTGCTCGACACTAGGTTGTTTAGAAATTCCTCCAGTGGTTGAAACGCCGGATTTCCCCCCAGAAGGTCGTTGTCCGACATCATCCTCACCACCTCCACTTGTTGTTGCACTCTTTCCTTTGGAGTCAGGCTGCTGAATTGTTTCCACAGGTGGTCGTACAGGGCGTTTTTCATTTGAAATGTGTTCATTTGCCAACTTTTCCTTTAACTGATCCCAAGACGTAATTATTTCAGGAGCCTTTACAGCAGGAAGGCTACGGCCTTCTGTCTTACCCCTGCCATTAATAACAATCACATCGACAGGCCAACTTGCTCCCTGTTTGGAGTAGAGTTTTCCATCGACTGTAAAGTGATCCGTAACTTTATATTTGTTATAAAGGGTGTAATAAAATTCTCTCTTAGACTTTATGTTGTAAGCGTCTTCACGTTCATCTGCTTGATAAGCGTTTAGAATGTCTGCATTTTTGCCAGTAAAAGGATTTACGCTTCCAACAATTAAAACTGCACGACCATCATCGTCCATTTCTTCAAGAGCTTTTAATGAAATGGCATGATCAATCTCTTTTGTCTTGTAACCTTCTTGAGCAAAATCAAGATTGAACACTTTGTTATTGCCATTTTCATCCTTAACCGTTCCAAATGGGGGGTTAGCAATGATTACATTGGCAGACTTGTTAGGCGTTATCTGGTTGATTGTTGCGGCATCATGCCCAGTTGCCTTAAACCCTTGCTTTTCAAGGTTACGGCGACGAACGGCATTAAGCTCATTAGCATGAGATTTGTTCTGATCTGCCCCAATAAGCAACGCGCCGTTGCCAGCTGTAGGTTCAAGAACTGTTGTGCCTTTGTCAATTCCAGCAAGGCGGGATGCGACATAAGCCAACGGAACTGGAGTCGAGTAGGCTTGTTGAAGGATACTGGTAGATGTACGAGTTGATAGGGTTGGTTGTTTATTATAAAGATTTACTAAATTGTCATAGGTATCAACTGTAGAATTTCCTTCATCTACAATCTTCCTTGCCTTCCTAACGATAGCAAGCTCCATAGCTTCTTCAACTAGCTTATCGTCCTCAGTGCCTACTGTTTCTTTGGCAATTTTACGAGCTTGGAGAATGTTTTTAAAACCATCTGATCCAAGGACAGGCTCAAAAGCATTAGATAACTTATCAATATTGTCCTCTTCCTTCAAAGGAGGGGCAACATTTTCAGTGATTGCTTCTTCTGTGTTGATTGGAGACTCAGATGTTGGTTTAGTTAAATTGCCTTCTTCCAGAGGCGCTTCATCTGCATTCCCAAAAGGAGACTGATAATTAGGTTTTGCACCAATCAAATCTGCAAAATCGCGGTTTTGTCGGTTATGCTCTTCCTCGCTTATGGTAGGAATATCGGAAACAGGAGCTTCAGCATCAGGAGTAGAAACAGGAGGAGGAGCTAGAAAATTAGGATTTAGCGGCGGCCCTGCAAATGGAGCAACAGTTTCAGGAGCTACTGCGACTTCCGGCTGTGGAAGAGGGGCTATAGCTTCCTCAACAGACTTTATTGGAAGTTGTGCAGGTGCTTCTATAATAGGCGTCTCAATAGGAGAAGCGGCTGCTTCTTTGATTGCAGTAAGAGGTGATGCACCTTCTTCAACAAGCTGTTCAGCTTTTGCAGATGGAGCTTGAGTTTCTGGAGCCAAGGCTGGTGGCTTTTGTCCCATTGCCTGTTCAATTGCAGAATTGACTGTGTTTTGAAGGTCAGCAATTCTCTCTGGTGATATTGAATTAACAATGTTCTCTGCTTCAACAAGTTCATTTCTGGAGAAGCCTGTTGCAGTTTCACTAGATTGATAATCTTCCAACAGTTTTTTAGCGTTATTAACAGTGGTTAAAGTATCAATAGCCTGCTGAACTTCAGGAGGAATATTTACTACTGGGGCTTCAGGAGCCGGAATTACTTCCGGCCCCCGCGCCTCAACAACACCAGCCGGGGAAGGCGGCTGTGCCGGAGCTGGCTTTGGTGCATTGCCAAATATCTGATCAAAACTCATATTTATAATTTGTTCTGGAGAATAACCTTCAGCCTCCAGCTTAGATTCCAATTCTTTTTGTGTTAAATTTTTTGGCTTAACAGATGTAGAGGCAGACGGTTTAACAGGAGCAGCAGGGCCACCCGGACCCGGAAGCAATGGGCGAGGGCCAGTTAACAATGAAGTTCCTGCTGGGCCAGCACCAGATGAAGCCTGACTAGATGGCGTCGGCGTTGACCTCATTGCAGCCAATAGTGCAACTGGAATACCCATAGCCGCGCTTTGAGCAGTAAGATCAGCCCATTCAGCCGCCGTCATAGGAGGCGCGTCTTGCATCACAACTTTGCCACTAGCATCGGTTAGTGGAGCGCCTGTGTTTGTATTAATTACTGGTATCTGATCAAGATAGCGTTGAGTCGCGCCCTGACCAACCATAATGCCAGTGCCTAAAATAGCGACTGCAACACCTTCTTTAATATTTGATGGTCCCGGAAGAGCGCCTAATGCAGCATTAAATGCACCAGAAACTGCGCCTTTTTGTTTAGCAGCAGTTAAAATTTCATCTTTATTGGCACGATAGACCTGCATAAACTGGTCTTTATCGGTTAATTTGCCGCCACGTTTTTCTATTTCATCAAGAACAGATTGATTATAGGTTGTAGTAGCACCATAAAGACCAGCGCCAACAGGGCCACCAAAAACAGTAGAAAAAATCATAGGTGCGCTTTGAACAACCATTCCGGTCATACTTTTAGCCGCACCCATAGGATCATCTTCAATTGCTGCAAGAGTTTCAGATGTCCAGTCTTTCAAAGTACCAGACTCAACAGCCTTTTTATATTTTTTGCTAAATTCTGATTTTGGAAGAGCTGCAATCTCTGCTTTAGTTTTATCTATCGCTGCCAATTCTGGAGCAAGATTTTCAGGAGCTTTAAATACTTTATAACCTACCAATGCACGTTGATATGCTTCAATTTTATCATTGTTGGACCCGTCTTGATTATTTGCTTGAAGTTCATTAATGCGATTTTGGATATTATCTATTTGGTCAGCAGTATTAAAACCTTGACCAGCGGCCATAACCTGCGCTTGCTTTTTAAGCTCCAATGCACCCGGAATTTCAGCTTCTGACAATGTTTTAAAACCGGGGACATATTCGTCAACAACGCCAAGGACTGTATTGGCAGCACTTTCCAACCGGGGCATACCTGTCCCCGTAAAGATATTTTTTGGTGCTACTTCTTCTGGTCGTGGCGTCGGCTCCGGGATTGAAGTTATTGGGTCATTTTCCCAAAATTTACCACCGCCACCAGCACCTTGAGATACCAATGGATCGTCTTCCCAGAATTTTGCCATTTTAATTATCCACGTTCACCGGGGCCAGCAGGTTTTGTACGCACATTGCCTTCAGGGTCTATATAAATTGACCCCGGACTTAGCTTATCATAAGCATCCCTAGTTGTGATAGTTGGAAATGCACCGCTACCACTACCGCCACCACCGCCAACATCACCGTTAGCACCACCGCCAGAAGCATTACCACCTCTCATTGTCTTACGGATTGCCGACATTTGAGACACAATTGCTGCAATTTCTGCCCTTTGATCAAATCCTTCTGCTGCCGCTGCTGCTTCAATTTCTTCATCCGTCATGTTTACGATAGCTTTTAATTGGGTGTTCAAAGCTGACATTTGTGAATAAGGAGTTCCTTCACCTGTGCCAGTTCTGCCATACCTTTCAGCGCGAGCCGCCATATACGGGGCTTCCATTGCAAGTTTAGCGCGAGCAAGCTGAAGCTCATCAATCTTGCCTTGAGCGTCTAGTTTTTGCTTCTGCATTGCAGCAAGAGGAGCTTGAATGCTGTTGGCTGCGATGCCCAGACTCTCGCCAAACCCACCTGTCTTTGTCGGGGACAACAAGCCCTGAGCAAGAGACAACATAATAGGGTCAACATTTGACAATGGTGATGTTGGAGCAGCGTTCAGCCTTGCCTGATTGTCAGCAACAGCCTTAGCAAGCAAATCATCATACTGCTTATACCCAGTAGCAAAAGAGAGTGGACCGTCAGCCATAATTACTTCCTCTTTTTGCCGCGAGATGAACGACGGTTAGGGTTACGCTTTACCTCGCCGCCCTCTTTATACAATTTCAACCCGCTACCAAGAGCCGCTGCCCCAGCAAGCTGAGCCAATGGTGATGCTTGATAGGAAGCTGCTGGCCCAGTAGCTGTTGTATTTGTAGTTGTTGAATACGGCAAGCCACGGATAAGATTGTTCATCATAACCAATTGCTCTTTTGGATAATTTTTTTGAGCAACAAAGTCTTGATATGCCAAATCAAGGTTCTTTTGATTTAAACCTTGTTTTGTAAGGCCAACAGTTTCTTGAGCAGCAATGTCCTTCATGTTCATTGTCTGACCCATCTGGCCAAGCGTACCCATCTGGCTACCCGCAGTAAGCCTATTGGCAGCTTCATTCTGGGCAATGTTTCCAGCAGTTTTGGCAAGGTCACTCTGGCGGCTAAGGTCTTCCTGAGCTGCTCTTGTAGATGCTTCATAACCTTCTTGAAGAGCCTTAGACTGAGCAGCAAGTGCGCTTTCTTGAGTATCACGCAATGCGTTGCCAATAGCAGACTGTTGTCCGGCAGAACCAAACTGGCCAGCACGGATAAAGTTTGCGTTGACGTTTGGCATCAGGTTTTCACGCAAGTTACGCCCGGCAAGAGAACCAATCCGGTCAACAACAGCGTTCTCATACGGGTTCATGTATTGCCCGATAACGCTAGGAGCTGTGCGTGATGCGGACTTCATATAAGGCTGCGCTGCACCTCTTATATTGTACTCGCCACCTTCCTGCGTCATATCAATCGCAGAATTAAGAGTGGGCTGATACATCCCCATTGACTTATCTGTTAGTTTGAACGCTTCTTTTTGTTCCGGCGTAAAATTAGCCAATCTTGGGCCGCCATATTCCTGATACTTTTCACCTGCTACAGCATTACCCTTGCTAAGAAGGCCAAGGATGTAATCATTCATATACTGTGGGATGTTTTCAGTTTTTGTCCCGTATGTTGTTGTCGCTGGAGGCGGCTTCCCTTGAAAGAGAAAATCAAGAACACCCATTATTTTGCCCCCTTCATATAAGATAGCGGCCCTCTGGCATCAGGAGCAAACTTGCCTTTTGCCAAAGCGGAACCTTTTTGTTTTCTAATTTGTTTGCGCATATGGTCCAGCTTCTTGGCTCCGGCATCAGATGACCCGTTACCAAGCATTGAAACAGTCTGTGCATCCATAACATACTCGCCGTCAGACAGCACGGCAGGAATTGAGTCAGACGTGCCAGTCCCGCCACCCCTTACATATCGCCCTTGAGCGGCAGCAACTGGGAGCTGGTTATTCTCAAAGAAAGCCATTTCAGGGCCAAAACCGTAATCTGTATAAATATCTGGTCTTGTCTGTTTACGCTTGAATTCCATTTCTTGCAGGCCCGGATCATCTTCAGGGTCAATCTCTGGACGAGATGGTTTATTGTCATCGCCGCCACTTCCACCAAGAGCAGAAGCGGCCAGCAAGAGTGGCGCAGCTTTCATGATCTGGGACATTACGCCAGACGAACCTGCTCCGATCTTGGACATATAGTCTCCGCTACCCCCTGCAACATTTGCGGGATTTGTAGGGTTTAATATCGCAGACGCCGGATCAGCGGACGGATACATATTCAAACCAGACAACGCACCATTGGACCCTGTAAGACCAAGACTGTTCAAAGCGTATGGCGTAATTGCACCAAGGGCCGCTCCACCAAGGGCGTTGCCGGAAAATGAACCAAGACTACCACCAATTAAACCGCTTCCAATAGCTGCTTGGATTGCCGGGTTTGTCACGCCAAATACGTTACCAACTGTAGAGCCAATTGCGCTACCAACGCCGGGAGCAAATATGTTTGCCGCAGCTGTGGCAACGGGGGCAAACCAATCCTGTTCATAGAATGGTTTAAACTGATGAAGGCCAGTGTCGGGATTAACGCTCCCCGGACCAAGATTGTCCTTCATCCATTCAAATTCTTCTTCATTGACGTGGATAAGCATATTGTCGCTACCCTTGCCAGCACTGCGGACTTGCTCTGCTTTAGAGGCCAGACCGCCTTGTTTGTACTGATTAGGAGGATCAAAGTTGATAACGACCTGTCTCATCATGTCACCATAATCTGCAAAAACCGCTCGGCCCAAAGACGCCAATCGGTGAATTGATACGGGTTAGGAGCCGTGCTTTGCCAATTGGTATTAGATAGAATAACACCTCTTGCCCATTCTTGCCAGTTTGACTCATCATCTAGTCGGCCAATATCGCCACTTGCACCTTCATTTATAATGATAGGCGTCATTCTATCAGCCCACTCAATCACTTCCATGCCAGCAGGGTTAATTCCAATCATGGAACAGCCCCCAGCAAAGTACCGTCAGCTGCCTCAATGTGGGCCAAACACATACCCATTTGATAGTCGCCACCAATTGTATTGCTGCGGAATGTGAACCGCATTTCACGCCGTATTTCCTTGAAGAACACCACCTGCTCCGGAGGAGAAGTAGCCGTCTCAGGAAATTCCATAACCTCGCTTTGGACTTCCTTGGCTCTGGCGTTTGATCTGCCAGTAATAGATAGAGTCATTGGTCCAGACTGGACAAAATCAGGTTCAACGATAGTAACACGGAGGCTTTTGTTTTGTGACTGATCAGCCGCGACAAGGGATATATCACTGGTTTCAAAATATGATTCAATTGGATTGAAGGTTGAGCCAGTCAATTCATCCAATCCAAATTCATGCTGCCACAAGGTATACCCTGCAAGCGTAGCAACAGTTATCGTAAACCCGCTTCCTGTCCCACCAATCAATGTATTGCTTACAGTAAGAACATCACCAACTGCATACCCGCTTCCGGGGATTACAAGCGTCACAGCGGTAACCACGTTTCCGGCAACGGTGACGTTTACCGTTGCACCGAAACCTGCAATCGAGGTCGTGTTTGTAGTCGCTACATTGTAATACGTTCCATCAACGTAAGACGTGCCTGCAAGAAGACTTCCAAGAGTTCTGATTGAATTAATGCTTGTTGAGCCAACCATCAATGGATATTGGAAAACACGCGGGTATTGCCCATTTGTACGGCCTGAATTTGGAAGTTGTGTGTCATACCATGTTCCTTCACGGACATTGTAAATGACAGCATGAGTGCATTCAGTTGCGTCCCCAAATGGAAAACACCACCAAATTTCACCAAAACGAGGGACTTTGATAGCAAAAACCTTCTGCCTTTGGTCATAGTTTAAATTATCAAAAAACCAATTTAGGTTAAGATCATTGGGAACTTCCCTTACAACGCCGTTGTACAACAGGAATCGGTCCAAACCGCACCAGTAGTAGATGCCATCATACTCAATGACAGACTGGGACGACAAGATAGACGATTCATCCGATATTGTATCAAACGAGAATACAGGGTCGCCGCCAATGTAAGACATCCTGATAACGCTATCCAGACTCCAAAGGAGTGCGGATGGAGAGTTGCCAGCACCACCACGGGTATTGATAGCAGCAACAATCTTTTGGGCTGTTACAGACGCCTCTCCGGGGCCAGCCGCGACTGGCGTCCAATCTGTAGGGTCGCCCGGTGCTGACCATGCAACAAGCCCATTATTGCCATATGCAATAAGATATGGGTGCAAAGCCAATATCCCGCCTGAAACTTGCGGAGCGCCAGAAAGAACAGCTAAAGCAGACGAGGCTGTAATATCTCCAACATAAATATCTGTGTTTGCGCTGGCCGAGATATCTAAAAGGTTAGGCGCTGCATGAGCAAATATGGCTGTATATCCTGACGCTGTATCATACAGCGCATCCATGCCCCACATATTTACAGCATTGTCTGCAAAACCGGATGGAGTTCTGTCATATGGGGCAGAGCCAATGCCTTGATTATCAATTGTTACCATTTCAAACAGGCTACGGCTTCCGGAAAATGTGTAAATTAACCCGTTAAACGGATAAGTATACATCCCGCGAGATGCCCCACCCAAAGAATTTGTAATCTGCCGATAGCCCCACATTTTGCGGGGAAGCCCACGTTGAAATCGTACCCACTGGCCATCAACGTAAAAATCGCCTTCAAAAACGGTTCCGTCACGTTTAATGCCCGGCTTTGATTGAATGTGGACTGGCCTAGTTGTCATTATCCAAGGCTCACTGCATATGCGAGGGCGTCTGATTGGGTCTGAGTAATGAGGGAATCAACCTGATCAATAGAGTAAACCTCAAGGGTTGCTCTGGCGGCGGTAGCGGTAATTGTAGCTACGCTGATCTGGAACCCAGCACCAATTCCACCAAGCGACGTATTGAATGCTGACAACGTGTCACCGACCTCATAGCCAAGACCGCCATTAAGTAATGTAACAACTGTTACCGCATTTCCGGCTACCGTAATATCTGCAAGAGCGCCAATGCCGGAGCCGTTAATAAGCGTTACGCTGGCATAATTGCCGTTAACATATCCTGACCCGCCGACTAGGGTGCTAAGACTGTTAATGGTTGCTAAAGTAGTAAAGAGAGCCTGGCCAATCGTTGACCCGCCGATAGCTGTTCTGCCTTGGGCTTGAGTCGATGACTGAAATACTGCAATACCAGCTGAGCCACCACCGAGATTGATAAGCGCACCATTAGCTGTAGTGGCTCCAGTGCCACCATTTGCAATAGCGATTGGTGTTGAAATGCCAGCCGTTGCCGCATTTACAACGTCCGTCCCATCACAATACAAGATAGCGCGGGAGGCTTGAGGAACTGCGTACCCAGTGCCAGCAGATGTTTTAATGGTTAGGCTATAGGCGTTGGTTGTCGAGTTATCGACCCAATACTGCTGGACAGTTGGAGGGACAATAATCACTCGGTTACCCGTCAAAGCTCCAGTAAACCGATAGGCAATTTTGTTCTGCTCAGCCGTTGAGAGGGTATAGTTCCCTGTTCCTGCTACTGCAATAGAGGTGTAGTTGAACGCAAAATTTACGTTCTGGCCAAACCCTACTGTGTAATATGCAAGGCCGTCGCAAATAATAAAGCATGAATTGGTTGGGGGGATTTCTTTGGTCAAGCCACCATCAATCAAAAATGCTCCTGATGGATCAATCACAAGGCTACCAGTACCCTGATTCCGAATACTCATAAACCAGTCGTTACCAACCGTTGCTGGTAGCGGCAGAGTTAATGTGCCTGTGCCGCCAGTCCAAAGCAGTAGTTGGGAGCGGTTGCTGTTGCCAGAAGTAAAATTGGAATTGAACTCGACAACTTCCTGAGACTGGTTAAGCGTTGATGCAATTGCTTTGATACCAAGCCCGGCAAGAGCGCCAGCTGTGGCAGATGATACACCAACGCCATACTGGAGAACCTGCCAGCTACCGTTAAGTGTCGTATTGTCCGTGATGTAAACTTGCCATAGCTCACCGGAAGCCAGACTTACAATCGTGTTTCCGCTGGTATCTACCACCGTAAAAGAGTTTGTTCCTGTGTTATTGAACAGGATGGTCTGCCCTGTCGATGCCAGATTGGCGGCGGGAAGAAATATATTGAAGCCACCAACCGTGCAGTTAACGTCAATAATGTTTGCGGCAATATCAACTGTCCCGTTATTGTCCAAAGGCCATGTTAGGACAATATCGACCGTATCAAGGTCAATGGAAAGATAGGATACTTGGCTGGGGTAGATGGTTGATCCACCAAAGACACTGGTAAAGCTCATAGTTATGCCCCATCTCGCGTTGTGCTGCGGTCAACAATTCTCTTGAGGTCTTCTTTATTAATGGCCTGTAAAGACGTGTCATAGAAATTTTGCCAAACCGGAATGCGTTCATCATTCTTCAAGAATGGCGTTGCCTCAAGCAATGAACCATACAGAATAAGCTGTGGGGCGTATTCTGTAAGCCAGTTTGTCTGAACAACGTCGCTGAGAAGAGCTGGAATTTCATAATAAAGAATCTCGGCTGGCGTGTCCTCGTTAGGCGTAGGACCAATTAGCCAGTTATTATAGTTGTAGTCAGCGTAAAATTTAGGCTGGTCAGTCAGTGCCTCGTTGGGCCAATAGCTTCTGATGTACTCATAGCTACGCGGAAATAAGAAAGTTCTGATTGCGTTTGTTGCGCCAGTTCCAAAGTTGATAGAGATAGTCCTTCTCCACCTATCCGGTTTTGGATAGACAGAAACACCATTTTGAAAATTTGTAGTGACGGCAACGATAAAGCCTTCAATCTTCAAATCTGCTGAAATGCGGCGTTCAGCAAGGGTGATTAACCGTGGAATCTGTTGGTAAACAATGGGATCGACAGCAGATGAAGCACCGCGTTCCAGATAGTTCTGGATGTCGGTCTGCAATTCACTGAAGGTCATCCCGGTCTGTGAAGTCATTTTATCCAACCATTTTTGCAGAGGTCTGAGCAACCTCTGCTACGCGACGCCCCCAACCTTTTCCAAATGTACTCCAAGTGGGCAACCCTTGCAAGAAAACCAATCTGGCATCGCAAATTTTAGCTGCCAGTTCACTGGAGTCCATCTTTGCTACCGCTGCAAGTGTAGCAGGTCCGATAGCCCCATCAGCGACCACATTACAAGCAGCTTGAAGAAACTTGGCGGCGCGAGAAGGACCAGAATTAATAGCAATGTCAAAAACAGCAAAATCCACCCCATGCGGGAGGTCGTCGCAGCGGCACTTGTCCCAGTACCGCGTTTTGTAGAGCGGGGCGACATCGGAGACTGTGAGGGCTTTAATGTCATCTTTTGCTACCTCATGCCCAACCCACTCTTCCCAGACTTTCTTGGTGCAGCCGAGGTTGGTAGCGCCGCCGGGGTCTTTGGGATGATCAACATAACCGCCTTCATGCTTGAGAACATGAGCAAGGGATTCTTCAAAATTCTGTTTCATGAATTACTCCTTTGGCGTCGAGTTGTAGATCATCTGGTCTTTCTTCTGCGAGCCAGACGAAGACCCAAAATAAAATGCGATGATGCCGCCCCACGCTGTTTGCAAAGCACCCAAAAGCAGAAGCAACGCCTCGTTGCCAGATGTCGGCAGGCCGTAGACGAGCATATAAATTAGAATGGCAAAGAACCCAAATGTCACGCTGATTGCAAGGGCGCGTGGAATCCAGTCTTTAGTTTCTTTTTGCATCTCACGGGCAGACTTACGGTCGTCCACCGCAAGCGCCTCCAGATCAATATCAAGACTCTTCATCTGGACTTTGAAATCGGCGTCGATCTTCTTGACCGTTGCAAGCTGTTCAGGCGAGGCAGTGCGGAGGGCCGTTTGCAGATCATCCTCAGAGCCGTCCTCATTCCCCAACAGTGCCTGAGACAGTGCCTTTGTTGCCATGCCAGCTAATGGCCCCCCCAAGGCTGTTGCCAGAGTTGGTGCAACAGACCCAATCAGGCTTCCAAAATTTTTAAGTAGGTCCATCGTCTTTACCTCCTGTAGATTTTGATCCTAACATAATTCCTGAAAGAGTTCCCGTCAGGAACGTAGCAATAGGCGCAATTAACTTGAAAAATTCTTGGTCGTTTGGTGCTTGTCCGTCAATTGGTTGCACAACAAAAATCAGACTGTATAGCACTGCAAACACCGTCCCTGTAAGCGTCAAGCACAGGCTGATGCCAATGATAAATTGAAGAAGCGCGTGGAGTTCATCTTCTCTGATCCTCATCTCGGCACGGC